TGCAAAGCACTTGAAAAGAAAATCGAAAAGGCAAGTAAAGCCCTTGATGAAATTGTCAAGGAGCGTAAGGCAAAGGAAGATGAAAAGAAACGCAGTATGATTGAATTGTACTGGAAAACAAAAAACTTTGACCTTGTAAAACTTGATGCAATTTTCAATCCGAAGTGGTTGAATAAAACTTATAAAGAAAGTGATATTATTTCTGAAATCGATGAAAAGATTGCAGAAATTAAAAACAATATCGAGAGTATGAAAGATGATGATAACGTAGAAAATCTTGTCGCTTATTATCTCATCTGTCTTGATATGGACAAAGTCAGAGAGTACCGCTCAAAGCTGGAACTTCAGAGAAAAGAGCAGTTTGAAAAGGAACAGTTAAAACCTGCGGTTGTTTCCGTAACTACTAAAAAAGATTTGGAGCGTGCAGGCTATTATGAGGATAAGGGTAAGAAAGAATATGTTATCAATCTGTCAGTAACAGAAACGGAATTAAAAGATGTTCTTAATGCCCTTAATGAATTGGATATTAAGTACACTTATAACGAACTTGATTTTTAATCTGCAAAAGGAGAAAGAGAAATGGCAGGGAAAAAAGTAATTCTGACTGGTGGCGCAAAGCGTGTGTATGATTTTATGAAAGCAAATAAAAGTATCACATCTTTGCAGGCATTTAAGGAACTTGGTGAAACACGTTTATCAGCACGGATTTTTGAAATCAAAAAGCAGTGCGATGTTAAGCGTGAATGGGTAAGTGTAAAAAATAGACGTGGTGAAACTTGCCACGTTGTAAAATATTCTTTATAGGAGATTTGAAAAAATGGCAAATGATTTGAATGTGGTTTGTCTTGTGGGAAACATCACAAGAGATTGCGGGGCAACTGAAAGGGATTTTGTTTATACTCAGTCTGGAATGTGTATTGCGACAGTATCAATCGCAAGCAATCGCAGACGTAAGCAGGGCGAACAGTGGATTGATGAAGTTTCATACTTTGATATTAAACTGTACGGAAAGACCGCAGAAAACTTAAAGCCTTATCTGACAAAGGGGCAGAAAATTGCAGTTGAGGGAAAACTTGTACAGGAACGCTGGAAAGACAAGCAGGGAAATAACGCATCAAGAATTGTTATCAATGCAGATAGCGTGGAACTGTTGGGAAAGAAAGAGAGTGGCCAGCAGACAGAAAAGGCGGGCGGATTTCCAGAAGATTTGCCCGATGACCCCACGTTCTGAAATTGAAATGATTTCAGCGGTTTTTGATGGTGAAATTGTGGAAGAAAAAACTTTAAATTAACAAAAGAATTATCTTGACACAATTTAATCAAAGGTATACAATGATTTATAGAAATGAGGATAAAACTTGTTTCTGTAAATCATTTATACACGTGCAGGACACGTGAAAGGAGCAAATTATGGATTTTTTTGGAAGTGTTTCAAGTGTTGAAGAGTTAAAGGGTGAATACCACAAGTTCTTGAATAAGTGGAAAGGTACTGACATTATGACAGAGGTTAGAAGTCAGTACGAGGCTTTACTGGAAAAATTCGGTAAGGAAATTGATGCCGAAATTGCAGAGCAGGAAAGCAAGGGCGAAGTTGTAACACTCCAGAGAGTTGACGTAAAGAATGACAAGTTCGCTGATACTCTTGAAAAGATTATCAACTTCAATATGAGAATTGAAATTATCGGCCAGTGGATTTGGTGCTTTGAAAGTTACGAATACAAGGAGCAGTTAAAGGCTCTTGATTTCTGGTTCAGCAAATCTAAAAAGGCTTGGGTTTATTCTGGAAGTAAAAAGAAACTGATAAAGAGCAGAAATAAACTTGCAGACATCAGAAAAAAATACGGCTCAGAAGTCGTAAGAGATAAGGAGTAAAAGATGCAGAAATTACAATACAATGAGTGGACTTTCAGCGGTGAAGTCATTTATGTAAAGGAACTTGAAAACAATGAGTTTGCAGTGTCAGTAAAAATGCGGGGAGCATCCCGTAGACTGAATAGCAGTACATCACAGATAACAGAATTCGGTTGTCTTATCGATAAGGAAGTTTACAAGCAGGCCTTGAAAAAAGGATTTGACAAGTTCTGTTATGCGACACTCGGTGGACATATTGAAAGCTGGATTAAAACATCAGCGAGAGGCGATGTAATCAAAAATCGTTTTGTTGTTGATGATATTCTTGACGTTGAAAAGAAATAAAAAAAAATGGAATTAAAAAAGCAGAGGGGAATATGGCCGAAAAACGAATGTTCAGTAAATCAATAGTTTTATCAGATGCGTTTCTGGATATGCCAGCAACTAGTAGATGCCTGTATTTCACTCTGTCTATGCTTGCCGATGATGACGGATTTGTGAACTCACCTAAAGCAATAATGCGACAGAGTGGAGCAACAGAAGATGATTTGAAAATTTTGATTGCAAAAAAATTTGTCCTTCCATTTGAAAGCGGTGTAATCGTAATCAAGCATTGGCGAATTAATAATTATCTGCGTTGCGACAGATACAGAGAAACAAAGTATCTGGAAGAAAAGCAACAGATTGAAATTGAAAAAAACGGGGCATACACTTTTAAGGATAGCCCCGCAATAATTCCAATAGTAGGCGCAGAGATTAAACCTGCGGAAGAAAAGGCATCAGAGAAAAAAAAGAAAGTCCCACTGTTAGAACGAGAGCCAGTAAACGATATTGAAAGGGTAGAAAAAATCTATCTTGAAAACTACAGACAACTTTTTATTAGTGGAATTGTAAAAAACGAAAAGCCGATTGTGAATTGGACTGCAAGCAGAAAATTGACAAAAGATTGTTTGCAAAAGTACGGGCTTGAAACAATCGAGCAGGCAGTTAAAAAATCCATTGATAATAAGTTTGTGGTTAATAAAGGATACGTGCTTACTACAATTCTTTCAGCTGGAGTCTTAGCACAGTTGATTAATTCTACAGACGGAAGAATTGACAATGATACAGTAGAAAAAATGGAAGTCGATTTTTAAAAGGGGGAAGAGATGGAGCAGTTCAAAGGATTCCAGATACAGTCAATAATCGGAAATGAAAATGGCAAAGTGTCTGAATGGGAACAGAAAATAAAAGAGCGTGAGGCAGAAGTCAAGTATAACGCTTACATTAATTCTGGAGTCCCCGAAAGATATTTTAATGAAAGTATCGAAAGTTTTATCTGCGATAATGAAAAGATGCAGGAAATAAAAAACAAGGTCCAGAAGTTCGCAGGAAATCCGAAAAATAAAATCCTTGTACTTTACGGGGAAAATGGAAACGGAAAAACGCATCTGGGGGCAGGAGTTGTAAGGGCTTGCGGTGGTGAGTATATCTTATCAAGTCTGTTATGCGTGAAGTACGATAGCGGTACATCTTTCAAAGCATCAATGACAAGGGAAGAAATTCTTGAGCATTATTCAAAAGTAAAAATGCTTGTAATTGATGAGTGTTGCAAATATTTTATAAATGAAGAAATGGAAAAGTTCGTACTGTCTTATATAATCAGTATGAGATACGCAAACGGATTGCCTACAGTTTTAATTACGAACGGAAAGATAAATGATTTTATAAACTTTTTAGGGAAGGCAGTTTATGACAGATTTACAGAAGTCTGCACTACTTTAGAATTTGACTGGCAGAGTAAAAGAAAAGAATTGAGGGATAAAGAATGAGGCTCAACGATGTAAAGTACGGAGATTTTATCCTTAAAGACAGTGTAGAGGCGGTGTATCGGAAAGTTAAAATCACGATTATTTTTAACCGCCATACTGGAAAGTTTACTGCGGTGTATTGCGGTACTCGGATAAGTTCGCAATTTTTAACAGACTTACTGAAAAGTGTAAGGGAAGATATAAAGGAGGATTTGAGAAAATGCTAGACTTAAAACACGTGATGATTTTTATTGCAGGATTTGTTCTTGGTGAATTGCTTGTGCTCTTAATAAAGCATGACTGGAGAAAGAGGAAATGAGTAAAACAACAGAAGTCCCATACAAGCGTCTTGTTACACTTTCCAATCATAAAGATTATGAACTGAAAGAAAGCCAAAAGAAATATGTAGCAAAGTTCTACGAGTACATAATCCAGAAAGAAAATCACGAGGCCACGATAAGAGAATTAAGACGGGCAATCGGTTGTTCGATTGAGCAGATGCATTTCATTATTACGTATTTGACTTATAGAGATTATCTGTATGAGTATCCAGTAAACAAGAATGATGTAGTAATCGGGATTGCCTATGGCGGTGTGAATAAGTTGTGGTAATTTTTTTATTTCCTTAAAAGAATTATCTTGACAAATAAAAATAGAAACATTATATTAGAGGTATAAAAACTCTGTAGAAACAGAGTGAGGAAAATTAATGACAAAGGAGCAGATTGAACAGAGAGAACAAGCAATGTACAGAAGTTCTGGAGTTTGTGCAGTTTGCGGAAAGCCTTTAACAGAAGGTTTCCAGTACGCACATAAAATCCCGAACAAAGAAATCTACCGCAGGAAATACGGAAGTATGATTATTGACCACACTTTAAATGGGGAAATGGTTTGCAGTTTAGGTTGTAATCAGTCGGTGGATTGTGGTAGTAGTTACGGAAATCACCTTGAGATAATTGCGCAGATAGTTGTAGCAGAATATCTCAAGTTATGGGGTTCAGATGGTTTAGGAAAACTTTCTGATTTATTAATTGCAGAGTACGAAAAAATCGGAATTCGTACATAGGAGAAAATGAGAGATGAAACAGGAAGAGGTTGAAGACATCAAGTTAACACGTGAAGATTGTCTGAAAGATGCTGAAAAACTGAAAGGAATGACAGTAAAGGACGGGCTGGAATATATGGCTAATATCCAGCACGAAATTGCAAGACAGTTGAGCAACACTGCAGAAAACGTAAAACAGACACTTAATCAGAATAAAGCACTTATTCCAATTCTGAATAATGCAGTTATTATGATGCAGAGAGATTTTACAAACGTTGTAGCAGATGAAACATCAGACGGCGAGGCAGATTGTAATCTCTGTTTTATTACAGGTTCAAACAAGCAGATTAAACAACTGATTAAAGTTCTTGCTACACAGTTGCCTTCGGTATTTGAAGAAGCAATCAAGGAAATGGGCTACTCAAAATAACGGGCGGAAAGGTAAAATTTATATGGTGGTGATGATACCGCCTTTTTATTCTAATCATAAGGGAGAAAGAGAAAATGAATTATGCTGAATTAATTGAAAAGGCAGACGAATGCACAAGGATTGCAATTTCTTATTTTCAGAAGAAAGATTTTGTAATGGTTAATTTCTGGAAAAATGCGAGCATCGGATTTAAGCAGAGGGCAGAAAATATGAAACTGTCACAGGAGGCGAAATGAAAGATTTGAAATTAAGCCTTAACGATAAGGAGTTACACGTAATACATCTTGACCAATTTATTATCAGAGGGGGCAACTTCAATATCGAGCTGAATAGAACAGTAAGAAATAATCCTTTTGTAAAAGGTGAAAAAGAATACTGTTATTGTCTGTATGTAATCATCGGAAAAAATCATAGATTGTATGAAAAGGCCAGCAAGGGTAAAGAAGATGATTATGAATATGGTGATGAGATTTATCCTAACTGGCATAAAGGTTGTACTTTTTACCACGTGAACAATAAGTATATAAAAATCGGGTGCGACTATCAGCATTATGGCGATGAGCCGTTTCTGTATGATGATAGCGATGAAGTCCCAGAGAAAATAAAGCAGGACATTATAGACTTGTATCAGTATTTTAGTATGGAGAGTTGAAAATGCAGAGTGATTTATTGAATGAACTTGAAGAAATGAGAAAAGAAAATAAAAGGCTTAAACTTATTATTCTTGGAAATCAGAAAGAAATCGAGGTGTTAAAAAGCAGTTTGAAGAAAACTGAAAACATCTTGAAAGAAGTAAATGCATCACTTGATAAAGTTCTGAAATAATGAGGTAAAAATAAAAATGGAACGTATAAAACTTTTTAGGGACAGTTTCCAGAATTGGAAAGGAAAAGAAATCCCGAAAGCACAATTAATCTTGACCGATATTCCTTATCAGTTAGGAAACAATATGTATGGTTCAAATCCAGTATGGTACAAGGGCGGGGATAATAAGAATGGAGAAAGTGCCCTTGCAGGCAAGCAGGCATTTGACACTGACAGTAAAGCAGGTTTTAGAATTGCAGAGTTTTTTCATTTTTGCAGTAACTTGTTGAAGAAAGAGCCGAAGAAAACAAACGATGCAGGTTGTATGTTTTTATTCTGCGCCTTTGAGCAGATTGAAGAATTGAAACACTATGCAAAAGAATACGGATTTGACAATTCGCAGGTTTTTGTTTTCTACAAGAATTATTCTGCGCAAGTTCTGAAAGCAAATATGAGGGCGGTAGGAAATTACGAATTCGCAGTTCTTTTCTATCGGGATAAATTGCCGAAGTTCAGAAATAACGGAAAAATGGTATTTACTTGCCAGCCGTGGATTGAGGATAGAGTAACTCCGAAAGTTCACCCATGTTTTCCAAAAGATACAAAAGTTTTTGTAAATGGAAAATGGGAAAATATTCAAAATGTTAAAGTCGGAGATAACACAAATTACGGAGTTGTTTCTGCAATACAAGAAAATAAAGCTGAAAAAATGGTGGCTATCACTGTTGGAAATGAAACAGTAAAAGCTACATGGAATCACCCATTCTTGATTTTGAGGAATAACGAAATTGTATGGGTAAATGCAGAGCAGATTAAAGATACTGATTATATATTCGTAAATAAGGAGTTGATATGTACAGAAAGAAATTATCAGACAGAGTTCCTACAAAAAAAGGATATTTACGAACAACAAGGAATAAGAGACTTGTTTTTGACCATGTACTTGAATGGGAAAAACATTATGGCAAAATTCCAGAAGGAATGCAGATACATCATAAAGACGGGAATAAGGAAAACAATAACATTGAAAACTTGCAACTTGTCACTCCCCTTGAACATAAGCGGATACACGAAGGTTGCAGATTTGAAAACGGGATTTGGTATAAACCGTGTTCAGTATGTGGAGAATTTAAGCCATGTACAAAAGAATATTGGTATTTTTCAAGAGGGTGGATTAACGGGAAATTGTGTAAAAAATGCTTTTGCAAAAAATCCGCTGAAACAAGAAAAGTTCTTATTGCAAAAGGTTGGAAAAGTAAAAATTACCCACGAAAAAAGCCAGACAGTATACAATCTAACAGTTGATGGAGTTCCCGCTTTTGATACAAAGATTGGTGTTGCTCATAACTGCCAGAAACCTGTTCCATTATTGGAAAGTATAATTAGAACATATACAGATATTGATGATGTTGTTATTGATTGTTGTGCGGGCGCAGGTACTAGTTTGCTTGCAAGCGCAAATCTTGGTAGAAGGGCATACGGATTTGAATTAAAGAAAGAATATGTTGATGGCTTTTATGAAAAACTTTATCCATTAATTCAAGAAGATATGTTTGTGAAAGCAGAGCGTGAAGAAAAGCGCATAAAACAGTTAGAGATGTTTGGAAATGAAAACAGAGAAGAAAAAGGAAAGAGATGATTTTTATTTCAGAGTAACGCAGAACATAAAAAGCATCTTGAGGTACAGAGGGATGACCTATAAGGAGATTGCCCCGCAACTGCATCTGACTTTGACGCACATAGGGAACAAGTTTTCTTTATGCCGTTTCAGTCTGTATGAAATGAACTTGCTTGCAGATTACCTTGAAATGACAATCGATGAAATAATTTTCTGGAGTGAAGATGGCAGAAGAAAAAATCGTTATGAGGATTGATGAGTACGATAATAAAGGACACATCAATTTATCTGTAGAGGGTTCGCCCGTTTATCTGTTATCAAACATTGTAAAACTTTGTAGAGAAAAATATGGCGGATATGTGCGGGTGAAAATCTCACCGCCATACAGAAGAAGGACAACGGGCAAGAATTCGCAGAATTCAAAATGGTACGCACTTGTTCAGAAAATCTGCGAGGCAACTGGAAACGATATTGAAGATGTAAAAGACTATTTGAAAGAAAAGGCAATCCGCAGAGGTTATCCGTACAGAGTGAATAACCTTAACGGAAAAATAAGACCTTATTCAAGTACAGAAGTTGATACAGTTCAGATGTCGTATCTGATTGAAGAAACAATTCAATTCTGTATCGAGTACGGAATTAATCCAGATGTTGAGGAAGTTGAAGAATGTTAAGCGAGCTGGAATATGAAGTGTTAGAGCGATTTGCGATTATGACCACAGAGGGAAATATTTGCGATGAGCAGGCGGGCTTTGAAATTGAAAAAAAATATGGAAGGTTCTGGAAAGACTGGATTTTAAGAAAAATGCGATTGATACAGAAATCAAAGGAGGCAAAATGAAACGAAAATTTTATGTTGATGAAATCTTGCTTTATATCGTTACGGGGCTTGCATCAGTGCAGGCAGTTTTATCTGTCTTAAAAAATAATTCTGTAATCAACGCAGATTGGAAATTTGTTTTAATTCCTTGCTGGCTTATGTTTCCGATTATGATTTACGTAATTGTAAAAATTATCGTGGAGGCGGTGAATGACTTTTATTCCGATAGAGATTAGCAGGAAGTATAATCCAGAAACAAAATTATATGATGATGTTAAATATTCCCCCTGCCCGTTTGGAGTAAGAGATTTGCAGACAGATAGATGCTATGACGGAATGGGTAAAAATCGTTGTAAGTGGTTTGTCCGTTATGATTGGGAAGAACACGCAGGGTGTATCGCTTGCAGTCACCCAGAAGAAAACAAGCAGTTAGAATTATTCTGATTGACGTAATCAGTAAAAAGAATTATCTTTTGAGTAAGGAGATTATAGAATGACAAAAGGCAAATTTAATTTTGGAGAACGTGTTAAAGTTCTCTTGAATAAAAAGGGTGTATCTCATACAGAGATGCTAAAGGAACTCGGAATGATTAATCAGCGGTATTATGACTGGTGCAATAAGGGTTCAATCCCCAGCGTACTCGATGCACTGAAAATAGCCGATTATTTCGGCATCACTGTTGAAGAATTAATCAGAGGTTAAGACTTTGAAAAGCCCCGTAAAAGGGGCATTTTTTTTATTAAAAAAACATAAAAAAAATTAAAAATATATTAAGAATTATCTTGACACAATTATTGTATAGGTATATACTACTATTAATAAAACTAATTAAGACTACTGAAAAACAGTAGCACAAGGAGATTCCAATGAACAAAGTTGAAGAATTTTACGCACAGAAAAAAGGTACTTTCTTGCTTGAAAGCAAAAAGCGTAATGACATTATGGCAGAAGTTAAGGCGCAGGATTTGGCTGGAATGCGAAAATCTCACAGATGAAAGAAGAAATGATGAAGTACAGTCAGAAGGTGATTGTCCAGCGTCAGAAGATGCTCAAAAGTGTAGTAGGATATATCCCTTGCGTGCCTAATGCGATTAAGGGTGTACCGAAGTCAATGTATGCTTTTGAAAAGAAAGAACGTGAAGAAAAGAGGAATACAATTCACCTTGTTTTTAATTCCAATGCATCTTGCGGTTTTTCAAGTGAGCAGTTGCTCAAGTGCGGGCTTACAGTTCTTAAACTTGCTATGATTTTGGACAAGTCTAAAATCAGAACTCAGATTGACGTTGTGCCTTTTATGTCTATTGAAGGCCGTGAGGCAGTTGGTTGCACAATTCAGATTAAAGACTACCGCCAGAGTTTCAACTTTTCAAAAATGGCTTATCCGATTGCAAATCCCGCATTTTTCCGCAGACATGGATTTCATTATCTGGAGAAAACGCAGGGCATCTCAAGTAGTTGGAGAAGTGGATACGGATGCTCACTTGCTATGTGTCCAGTAAGTCAGAAAGAAAAGTATTTGAAGTTCGCAGGGCTTGCAGATAATAACGTTGTGTATATCGACATTCGGGATTGTTCAAGTGCCAATTATGACCCGATTAAACTTGCAGTTTCAAAGGGAATTAAAATCTAAATAAAAAGGGGGCGCAAAGCCCCTTGAGGAGTAAAAGAATGAAAGCATTTTTAATTGATGTAAATGCAGACGTAAAAGACGGAGCAAAAGTTGTAGAGTGCGGAAACGATTTAGAAACACTTTATAAACTTTGCGATTGTTCAACTATCGAAATCCCATACAGAAAGATTGGCGATTACTGGTATGACATCGTATGTGATGAAGAGGGAACATTCAAGGAAGATTACAAGGCCAGCGCCCTTGATGAGAAATTCAATGTCGCTTTAGTCGGTAATCTTTTATTCTGTAATCACGATGCAGAGGGCGACTTAGTCAGCTTGACAGATGAGCAGATTGAAAATCTGAAAAATCATATCCGTACAACTTGCCACTTTGACGGAGAAAATCGGCATCTGCACAATACTGTTATAGGGGTAAAATACAATGATTAAGGTAGGCGACAAAATAAGGATTATCAGAATGGAGGGAGAGCCACAGTACACAAATAAAGTCGGGGTGGTTACTCATATAGACAGTATCGGCCAGATACACGGAACGTGGGGCGGTTGCGCCTTAATTCCAGAAACTGATGATTTTGAAATCTTGGAAAGGAGCGAATAAAAAAAATGGAAGGCTTACTGATAACTAGTTCACTGTTAGATAGTTACGCTTATTTGCAGGAAACAAAAAATAAAATCAGCGCCTATTCCGATTTTGTCGGTATGCTTAAAAGAGAGAGCAGGCCGACAAATGCGGTTTGTCAGCGTGGAATTGATTTTGAAAATCTTATCTGTGAAAATTGCAATACTGATGCAGATATGTACGCAGTAGGAAAAGATTATTATCACGATGTCGCATCAGCAGAAGTGGTTGATTGTATGGCATCGGTTTGTAAAGGCGGTGTCCAGCAGGTGAAAGTTGAAACCGAAATGACAGTCAACGGGGAGAAATATCATCTGTTCGGGAAAGCCGATATAATCCACTATGACCAGAAAAAAATCCTTGATATAAAAACCTGCACACGTTATACGGGCGACTGGAAATACATCAAAAGAAGTCAGCATCACGTATATCATCTTTGCACTGGCTTGTCAGATTTTGAGTATGTAGTAGCAGATTATAACGGAAAGAAAACACCGCAGAAGTTTGTGAGAATTCCAGTAAAAATGGACTGGGATGAGAGCGCAAAAATAATCGCAAAAAGAATAAATGAGGTTACAGAGTTTATCCAAAGAAATAATCTCTGGAATGATTACGTGAACACTTTCACAAAAGAACACAAGGATAGAAAATGAATATATCGGATTATATACATCAGCAGGGAAAGATTGCAGGTTACTTGAATATACGAACAGTGTATACAAAAGAGTTTAAGCAGTATTGTTTGTTGATGTGTATAATTTCTGATGAGGTAGATTTTGATTTTTGGTATAACAAGGGGACATTATGAGGGACAAAAAAATAATAGCGTGGCAAAATTTGCAAATATCAGCATTAAATACAGTTGCCGAAGATTATAGCAAATACATTCGTAAACTTGAAAAAGAAAATGCAGAGTTGAAAGAAAAACTTGCAAGTGCAGAAAGAACTAGGGATAATTTTAAACAGATAGGATTTCCTACTTTCCAGAGTTGCAAGGAATATGCAGATACACTGAATTATGCAAAAGCAATCATTAAAGACTTGCTGGATAATTCTGATGAGTATGTAAGACAGAGAGCAATAGACTTCTTGAAGGAGATATAAAAATGACAGATGAAGAAATGGCTGAAGAATATGCCCTTGAAAATTGTGGAATTTATATAGAAGGTCAAGATGATAGCACGGAATTAAAAAAAGCCTTTCTTGCGGGGCTTAAAGTTGGTAGACCAAAGTGGCACAAGGTTGCTGATGGTGATTTACCGAAAAACGAAAATGATGTTTTAGTTTATTCTGGAGAAGAGTGGCGAATGTGCGTAGGCAGGTATTCTCCAAAAAATAGAGCATGGGAGGCAGGGTGCGATACTGTCGCTTGGTGTGAAATACCAGAGTATAAGGGGGAGTAAATTATGTTTGAGAAGAAGGCAGAAAAGTTTCTGATGAACTTAATGATAGGTGTTGGTATCCCGTTTGGAGCAATGATAATGCATCTAAAATGTCATTTATTATTATCTTTGATTTTTGCTATTTATTAAGGAGTAAAGAAAATGTTTGAGAAAGAAGCAAAAGAAAGAGCTCGAGATTACACCAGCAATAAAGAGCGACAAGTTGCTTATGAATGTGGTTTTCTTGACGGAGCAGACAGAATGAGGGGAGAAATGCAGAAACTTAAAGAAGATAATGCAGACCTCAAACAATCTCTGGATTGGGCGAATGAAAGAGAAAGTGAAGATTGCAAGCGTATTGCAACCCTGGAAGAAGAAAACAAGAAACTGAAAAAAAGGTGTTCACACGATTGTCCTAGTTGTGTTGCCTTTGGAAAACATTGTCCTCATAAAGTAAATGGAGATCCATATTTTTATGATTGCTATCTGACTGTCAAAGACCTTGAAAAAGAAAATACAGTTTTAGAAAGAAGGATTGAACGAGCAAAGAGATGCATGAAAAAACTGATGTTTATAATCAATTCTGACCCTGCTAATTATAACTGTAAAGGATTGATGCAAGATGCAGAAGATTTCATTCATAATCGAATTTGTAATATCAGACAACTAGGAGAGCATTGTATATCTGAAACACGATGTATTATGTGTGATATGGAGGATAAAAATGAATGACCTTAAAGGCATAATTGAAGATTTTAACAAAAGTGACCTTGTAAGCAAAAAAGTCATTGAAAAGGTTATTAAAATAATCGGACAGAAAAGATGGAATCGTATTCATGATGAAGAATCTGATATTTGCACTACAATGGGAGAACTTATAATTACTCTCAAAGGTATTCCAGACCTTGAAAAAGAAAAATGTGAATTACTTGGAATTATTCAAGGTAAGGACAAAGTGCTTAAAGAACTTGAAGAAAAAATTAGCGTTTTACTTTCTTGTAAAAATTGCCCAGAAAATAAAGGCGGTTACATCTGCGAAAAGGAATACGAGAATAAGTGCCTTTCACAAAAGATACAGTACATCAAGGAACTAAAAGATGATAATAAGGTTATGGCAGATAATTTTTCCAAAATGGAACAGAAGTTTTATGATAATCTTTCTAAGACAAAAGAACTTCTTAGAGAACTGTATTCGATTGTAAAAGTAGAGTGTTCTCCATTTGCTAGGGAAGAACATAAAATTATTCTTACAGAAGCTTTGGAATTCTTACAGGAGGAATAGTTATGAGTGAATCGGTAAAAAAATGGAATGGTAGATATTTCATTGCTAATAAAGAAGTTTTACCTTGTATATTCAAACCGTTCATTGGTCTTAATAAACATGAATGTGTAGATGGCTATCGTACAAAAGAAAAACAGCAAGATATATTGAAAGGTGAAACCTATTTATTTTATAAAAGTGGTCTTAATTTCTGTTGGACTGAAGATATGATTATTGAGTATACCATTTAGAGTTGTGAAATGTAAGGAGGAATAGAAAATGGAATTTGACAAAAGCAAAGTTTACACATCAGTAAACGCTGATGAATTAAAAGTAGGTAGCAAAGTAATTTGCGCTGATAATCTTCATGCACTTAAATTCTGTGTTGAGGAAGAAATCTATATGACTATTATAAAAGAGGTTATGCCAGAAGATTGTATGCTCAGATTTGGAACTAAAGAGGGAAAAGAATACGCCCTTGCATATCTTATCCAACCTCCAGAAGAAAAGAAACTGAAATGGTCTGATTTGAAAATAGGTGATACTGTCAGACGTAAAAACGGAAAATTAGAATTCCTTGTTACGGGTATTGATTATGATTATAAAAGTGTATTTTTTGGCGATGATTGGTCTGATGATGAAGGCCTTGAAAATTGGGAGAAGGTAGAAGAAATTAATAACGGGGGTAAAAACGCTTAATTCCTAGTAGACTAGGTAGCATCTGCGAATTGTGATAGATGCGTAATTTTTGAAATCGTGGCTTTTTAGTAAGTAGAAAAATCCGTATAGGCTTTATGCGTATGCGGTAAGCGTGAACGATTTTGAATTTGAACTCACTGACAGAGTCCAGAAAATTAAAAGTATTGATGCACAATTTGATTTGAGAAACAATTCTTTTATTTCTTTTAGTGGAGGTAAAGACAGTTTAACTGTCAGCAGGCTAATTGATGAGGCCTTGCCAGATAATTTAATTCCTAGAGTTTATTTGAATACTGGAATTGAATATAAAATGATGTTACAGTTTGTCAGAGAACTTGCGCAGAGAGATAAAAGAATTGTAATTGTTAATTCTGGAATAAACATACCCAGAATGCTGGAGCAGGAAGGTTATCCGTTTAAGAGTAAAGAACATTCGCAGAAAGTAAGTTATTATCAGAAAAGCGGAATGACGCAGACTGTAAAAAACTATTTAGGAATGGTAACTAAAAAAGATTTTTTATGCCCCGCAAAATTGAGATATAATTTCACAGAAGATTTTGCTCTGAAAGTTTCTGATAAATGTTGCTATCGGCTTAAAAAAGAGGTTGCCGAAAAGTGGCAGAAAGAAAATAAAAAATCAGTAACAATAACTGGAATAAGACAGAGCGAGAAAGGATTGCGACAGTCTGTAAAAGGTTGTGCAATTTTCATCGATGATACTTGTAAGGAATTAAGGAAATTTCACCCGATTTTCCCTTGTTCTGAAAAGTGGATTGAGTGGTACATCAAGGAGCGGAAAATAGAACTATGTAAACTTTATTATCCGCCTTTTAACTTTCAAAGAACTGGTTGTAAAGGTTGTCCGTATTCTCTGGATTTACAAAAGCAGTTAGAAATAATGTCGGTGTATTTACCGCAAGAGAAAAAACAATGTGAACAGATATGGGGCAAAGTTTATGCAGAGTATAGAAAAATAAATTACAGATTAGATAAGCAGTTATCTTTATTTTAGGTATTTATAAAAAATAAAGTGTATGGTATAATTGCAGATATGAAAGAGATAAAAACAATTTCAATTAAATGCGAGGGAGCAGGCACGCTTGAACTTGCAGAATTAACAGAGTTTCAAGGCAGATTAAAAAAACGCAGTGATATTGATTATGATAAAATTAAATTATCAATAATCAAATACGGATTTTCTGCGCCTTTTTATGTTTGGAAATCTGGAGATAAAAATTATATTCTTGACGGCCACGGCAGAATGGCGACACTTTGTAAGATGCAGAAAGACGGGTATATTATTCCTCCTTTACCCGTTGCATATATTGACGCAAAAAATAAAGCAGAGGCAAAGCAGAAACTTTTGCGCATCAATTCTCAATACGGCCAGATGTCAAAAGACAGTGTATTAGAATTCGCATCTGACATTGAATTAAACTTTGATGAAATTGCCCTGCCTGATAACACTATTGATTTTTCAAAAAAAGAAATTGCGATAAATGGAGATGGCGAAGTCGGAGAAATTGAAACTACAGAAGAAACATTAAAACCTTATAATAAAGAGCATATCTTGATTTCTGTAGACATAAAAAATGCAAATAAAGTTTCTGAAATAATAAAACAGTTGAAAGAAGTTGAGGGGGTAGAAATTGAAAGTACCTGCAACTAGGAAACAGACTGATAATTTCAGCATTGAAAAAAAACAGGCATTAAGAAAGCAGGCAACTTCACATCTTGAAGAACTAAGAGTATTAGACTGTTATGGCGGAAATAATAATATGTGGAAACCTTTTCAGCTTAAAGAATATTATTCAATCGAAGTTGTAAAAGGAAAAGGCGCAAACGTTTATGGCGATAACAGAAAAATAATCCCAGTTCTTGACCTCAGCAAATTTAACGTTATTGATTTAGACAGTTACGGATACCCGATTGAACAGTTAGAATTATGCTTTGATAATCCGACATTAAAAAAAGGAACTGTAATTATTTATACTGCAATAGGGAATTCAATTTCTGCATTAAGTAAGAAACTGATTAAAAAAATGAAGATAGAAAAAATGTATAAAAAATGCCCAACTTTATTTAATAATAAAGGCCGTCAGTTTTTCCACGCTTTTTTATACTTGAACGGAATAAGAAGTATTAATTATTTCAGAGCAGATGCTAATACTTCTTTTGAGAAAGAATATGGATATTTTATTTATTGAAAAAAAACACTTGAAATAAAAAGAAATATCTTTTATAATGATATTAAATTATAAGATTGCGTAAAGCAAAGGAGGACAGTATATGTCATTAATTTATGTACCGCAGGGAAAGGCTAGAGAATATTCGCCTTTTGCGTTAAACTTGTATATGGGTTGTACCCATAAGTGTAAGTATTGTTATGTGCCTAGATGTTGCCACAAGGACGAGGTTCAGTACTGGCAAAAGCCAGAGCCACGTAAGGCAATTTATACAATGCTTGATAAAGAATTAAGGGAAAATCGCCCGACAAAGCAGGTGTTATTTTCTTTCATTGGTGACCCTTATACAGAGGCAACAGACAATAATGAAGTTACAAGATATGCCCTTGAAACTTTATTAAAGTACAAAGTACCTGTTGCAATTCTGACAAAAGGCGGAAAGAGATGCCTTAAACATCTTGATTTGTTCAAACAGTTTGGTGAACATATTCAAGTAGGAGCAACTTTAACTTTTGATAATGACAAAGACAGTTTTGAATGGGAAAGCGGTGGAGTAAGTCCAGTAGAAAGGCTTGAAACATTGAAAATACTCCACGATAACGGAATAAAAACATTTGCGAGTTTTGAGCCAGTTATAATTCCTGCTCAATCTCTGCATCTTATGGAAATGGGGCTGGATTGTATTGATACTTTCAAAGTCGGAAAGTTAAACAATTACAAAGGTCTTGATAAAGAAATTGATTGGACTGACTTTTTGAATAAGACTGTTGAATTGTTAAGGGCAAACAATAAACAGTTCTATATCAAGCATGATTTAAGGCTTGCTTGTCCGTCTGTAAGACTTTACGGAAATGAAGTTTTAAGCGATGAGCATAATGTAGAATAAAAAAAACAGACAATAAAAAGGCAGGGCGAAAACTCTGTCTTTTTATTTGTGTAGCAAGTGTTTTGCAAGCAAAAAAAAGGAGTTTGAAATGGCAGGTGGAAATCCTAGTAAATTAGTGCCTTGCACACCAGAAAACGCAAGGGAAAGACAATTAAAATCCGCAAAAAAACGAAAAGAAAATCACGCAAAGAAGGTATTGATGTCGCAGATATATGCTGACTTTCTCGAAAGGGAATATGATGTAAAAGTCGGTGATGGAAAAAGAAAAATATCTGGAAGTGAATTAGTCAACGAGGCTATGAAAAAAATATTAGTCAGAGGAGATAACTCAACTATTGCCCTTATGAAAGAAGTAAGGGAAACTTTAGAGGGGCAGAAAATAAACATTTCTGGAGATATTAAAACTGACGTAAATATGCAGAGCACAGAAGAAAGATTAAAATTATTCAAAAGTATTGTAGAAAAGAAATAAATCTTGAAATAAAATAAATGTATGGCTAGGAAGTGCAGTCCGAAAAGCGAAATCCTTATCGCCTGCCATATTTTTTATTTAAGGAATTTCAAATTAAAGGAGATTTGAAAAAAAATGAAAACAAAAATCTGTACGAAATGTAAAAGAGAATTACCTCTTGAGGCTTTTGGAAAATGTACCAAAGCAAAAGACGGATTAAAAGCAAGGTGTAAAGAATGCCGAAATGAAATTAAAAGAGATTATAACAGAACGCACAAGCAACAAATACACGATTATAGACAATTGTATACGAAAACTCACGTTGAAGAACTGAAAATAAGCAGAAAAAAATATAAGACAGAACATAAAGCAGAAATTAAAATAAAATCAAAAATATATTATAATACTCATAAAGAACAAATTAAAAAATACAAGGAAGAAAACAAGGAAAAAATATCTGCAAGAAAAAAGGTGTATTATCGGGAACAATATAAAGTCTATTGCAAAAAGGGAGAAGAAGAAAAAGTGATGTATTATGCAGAGGCGAAAGCAGATAATTTTATTGGCTGGGTAAGGCATCATAGATTAGAAACTCATACCTCTGATGGATTTTTAAGAAGTGTTCAACTTTCAAAAGCTGAATTAATTGCACTTGATATGTATTATAATAGACCTGCAAAAGAATTGATATGGCTGAAAGCTGGAGTACATAGAACAGTACACGGAAATTTGAAAGGAAATTAAATGTATAAAGGAACTTACAAAAGGGCTGAATTAGTCATTCCCCGTATAAGTGAAAAACAATTTAAGTCATTATCAGAAGAAGAACAAAAAGAGTATTTGCGACTTTACAGAGAGCAGGTCACACCCAAAATGGAATTATTCAGAAAGCCTGCTCCCATTAAAATTGCAGTAGGTGGCCGAGGAAGTTTAGCAAAATCTGAAAGCACTGCATCTTTATTAATCCAGTTTGCAGAGCATCCGTCTTACTTTGGCGATAAAATAAAAGTTATTTGTTTGCGTTCAGTCCAGAAGTCAATTAGAGATAGTTCTTATTCTTTACTCTGCAGGAAGATTGAAGAACTAGGCTACACAGATTTTGACATCACGCAGAATTATATCAGAAACAGAACTAATGGCAGTTACTTTACTTTTAACGGATTAAATGATTTTACGAGTTCGCAGTTAAAATCTCTTGATGCTTATAATATTGCGTATGTTGAAGAGGCAGATGGAGTATCGCTTGAAACGTGGGATACGCTTGAGGCTACAATCAGAAAAGAATGGAACTATAACGGGAAGAAATATCAAGCGGAAATATGGGCGGTATATAATCCGAATACCACGAATGACCCGATAACTCAAAAGTTTGTAAGGAATCCAAAAGATAATTGGTTGATTATAAAAGGAGCCCCGCTTGCAGAAGATAATCCTTTTTATCCAGATAACTTGCTTGAAAAATATGAAACATTAAAAGAACGTGATGAAGATGAGGCGAAACATATTTATTTAGGTTACCCACGTAATAAGCAGACAAATGCAGTATGGCTTGTTTCTGATGTAATGGACTGCACAAGCGAAGAAAGAAACACAAAGGAAATATCAGAGGGAAGAATTGAAATCGGTATTGACGTAGCTCGATTTGGTAACGATAATTCTGTTATAATAAAACGTAAAGGATTGAAAGTGTTATCAATGAATAAGGTTCATGGATATAACACTCAAGACGTAGCAGGGCTTGCGTGGGAGATTGCGAATAAAAGCAGGGATGTATTAATTAAGATTGATATAGGCTACAATCAAGGAGTATATGACTTATTGAAAGGCTGGGGCGCAAATATAATCCCAGTAAACTTTGGAGGCAGTCCGAACAATTCAGAAGTTTATTCAAATTGTGCATCTGAAATGATGTTTGAGTTGCCGATTAAAGATATGTATATTCCGCAGGAATTACTGACACAAACTTTACTTGAAGATTTGACGGAGCGTCAGTTCTTCTATAATAGTAAGGGGCAGAAACAACTTGAGCCGAAAGATAACAGAAGTGAGATTGCAAAAAGTTGTTTCAAAAACAGACATAACGGCCGTTCTCCCGATGAGGGCGATGCCTTGTGTCTAGCATTTTATGAAAAGAAAGTATCACAGACTATGTTATATTAAAGGAGTGAATAAATGAAACGTATTAGACAGAAAGGCGAAGATTTGGAAGAAATGTTAAAAGAGTTGAAGATTGGTGATATGCCGATTTTCGACAGTTTAACAAATTACGAGATTTCAAAAGTGCCGAATGGTTTTTTGTATCAGCACGAATATTCTGGAGTAGTATTTGTCCCAGACTTTGCAAAGGAGAATAAAATGGCAGAGAAAAAGGAAACTGAAAAATCAGAAGAAAAGAAAACAATGACAGAAAAGAAAATTGAAAAACCTGCAAAAAAGATTGTACAGAAATAAGGAACGGAAAATGAACGAGGCACAAAAGAGTAAGCGCAATTTCAGAAATACAAAAACGTGGAAAGACTTCAAAAAGAAAATGAAAGCTGAATGTAACGGGCTTGATAAAATTACAAATCACAAATTGCGCAAAGGGTGGCAGTTACATCATCAGTGCCTCGATGAAAAAGAGTATCAGAATTTAAAACGTGGTTTTCTTTGTTGTAATAATCTGACACATAAAGTGATACACTGGTTATGGACTTACTACCAGAAAGACCCTGCAATTATTGACAGATTACGTAAGGAAATGGAAATAATGCGCCGTGAAAATCCCCTGTAAAGGCTCATAACGGGCTTTTACGGGGCTTTTCTAATAAAAACATAAAACTTATATAAGAATGTCTAAAAATGTCTAAAACTGGCAAAATAAATGTCTAAAAAAATTAAAAATATTATAAGAATTATCTTGACATAAAATAAGATAGGCATTATACTACTATTAGATTTTAAGAAAAGCCTGCAAAAGCAGAGCAAGGAGAAAACTATGAAAGCATTCATTTCGAAGGACAGATTAAACTTAAAGAGATGGCAGCACTATGATGCTCCAGATGGCACAAAATGGGAAAGAGATGGAGTTGATGCATCATATGTAATGGAAGGAGTATGGGTTACTTCTTTTCACAAGATTGGTACTGAAGGAAATATGGAATTCCATCAGTATATGTATTTTGATGATGATTGGAATTGCTGGGAATAACTTTTTAAGGGGGAGATACAATGAGAACAAATTATTATGCAGTAGTTCTGTCAAATGGCTATCTTGAATGTGTATTTACAAACAGAGCCGATGCAGAAGAAAGAGCAGGTTGGATAAACGGGGGCGACTTCAATGGTCCAGAATATGAAACTTATAGCGCAGAAGTTGTCAGAGGTTTGTCAAAGATTAAATCAAAGGCAAAAGGAAACTTTACTGTAGAACAGATAAAAAGAATGGCTTTTACAAACTAAGAGATAAATAAAAAGCAAGGCACTTTTTAGGCGGGGAGCAATCCCCGTCTTTTTTTGACAGTTATTTCCTTTTACTTTATACTGTAGAAAATTTAATTGAAAGGAAGTACCTATCAATGTCAAATCCTTTAGAAAGCATCAAAAGGTTAATTAAAAGAACGTGGTCGCAAGCACCTAGTTTAGCAACTAAAGATTTGCTTGCTTTGTATCATACAAATCCCAGACTTGAGGGCGCAAGAATAATTGCAAAAAAATGCGCAAGTACAGATTTGTATCTGTATGATAAAATCGAGTTTAGAAAAAACAAGTATAACGCAGAAATTGTAGATGAGCATCCACTCTATGAACTGTTGGAAAATCCTTGTCCGACATTCAGAGATATAACGGGCTGGCACGTAAAGTATTTTGTTTACGCTTGTTATGTATTAGTGGGTGAGGCATACTTACTGAAAATCAGAGACCCGAAAGGGAATGTAATATCACTCTCACCATTATCACCTAGCTGGGTGGTAAAGACACCGACAGAGGGCGGTAACTACTGGGAAATATATCCATATGGAACAACGGGCGGAAACTCGATTGTAGTACCTGCAAACGATGTAATTGTATTCAAAGATATAAATCTGTTAGACCCATTCGGCAGAGGTAAAGGAGTTGCAGAAACAATCGGAGATGAAATACAGTCCGATGAGTACGCAAGTAAGTATGCAAAAAATCTTTTCTTTAATGACGCTACACCTAGCGCAATAATTTACGCACCAAACGGAACAAAAGAAACCGCAGACCAGATAAAGCAGACTTGGATGCAGAAAATGGCAGGGTTCAGACACGCAAAAGAGCCACTTGTTTTAACTGGAGATGGCGCAAGGTTTGAAAAGATTTCACAATCACCGACTGAATTGGATTTTGTTGAAAGCAGAAAGTTTTTAAGAGATACCGCTCTGCAACAGTTTCAGATACCTCCAGAGATTGCAGGTATTCTGGATAATTCAAATCGTTCTACAATCGACAGTGCATTTTATCTGTTGAATAAAAACGTACTTTCAGACTACTTGAGAATGTTTGAACGTACTCTGAATACACAGTTATTATGGGAAGATTTCGATACTGAAAGAACACTCACTCTGCATCACGAAAATATTATCGAGGAAGATGTGGACCAAAAGTTACAGATTGCAAACGCAGGGGTACAAAATGGAACTTTGACAGTCAACGATTGGCGCAGGGCTATGGGGTATGAAATTGATGAACGTGGAGGAGATGTTTATTTACGTTCAGCAATTCAGATGGAAGTACCTTTTAATTCAGAGCCGATTGAATTACCCGACACTCCAGAAGAAAATCCAGAAGTAGAATTGCCAGAAACTGAAAACGGAAAAGAAAATGAGTTATCAGAAGAGGAATTTAATTCTATTTCTTTGAGTTACGGAAAGAAATATAAAATGCTCAAGTCAGACGCAGACAGAGAAAGACGTATTAAACTCTGGAAAGCATTTGACGCAAGGGCAAGAAGTATTGAAGAGCCTTTTAGAAAAGCGATGGTAAAAGCATTTACAAAGCAGAATGAACTTGTAAACGAAACAATTAAAAAGGCTTGTGAAGAAAACAAAGATGTAGGAACTGCAATAGAAAATCTGTATGACAAAAATATGAATGAGCAGTTAAAACATACTCTGGCATCTGCATTTATCAACGGCCTTGCAACTGGAGCAGAGCACGCACTTGAAACGATGCCGAAAAAATCTGTAAAGGCAATAAGTGAGCAGGTACGCCAGTTGTTTGGTTTATGGATTGATGAGTACGGATTAGAATTGTGCGTTGAAATGAATGAAACTACAAAAAAGAAATTGCGGTATGCACTTTCAGACGCAATCGAAGAAGGGGACGGGCTGAGGGAGAGAATTAAAAAACTCTGTGCAGTCAGCGATGAAACTTTTGCGAATGATAAAAAGTACAGAGCTGAATTAATCGCACGTACTGAAAGTTGTAGTACAATGAACGCAGGCGCTACACTTCTTTATAAAAATGAGGGAGTGCAGTATAAAGAGTGGATTTCTGTTCAAGATGATAGAACAAGAGATGCGCATTTAATTATGGATGGAGTTGTCGTGCCGATTACTGAAAAGTTTGAAGTACCTGCAACAAGTCAGAGTGAGGGTGCTTTTATGGAATACGCAGGCGACCCATCAGCCCCAGCAAGTCAAGTATGTAATTGCAGATGCACTGTATCTGGATATTACGGATAAGGAGTGAAAATATATGAACAGTAAAACCGCAAAGAAAATTAGGAAAGTAGTGAATGAAAAAGAAACTGAAATGGTTCAGCAGGTATTTGACTATTTCAATTCTCTTTCATTTTTCAAACGTGTAAAAATTGCGTGGAAAATAATCCGCAAGAAATTATAGGAGCAGACAAAATGAAATTAGTTAAAGGGCAGAAAAGCAAACAGGATATTTCAGTAAAAACAGAAGATATTGGAGAACGTTCTGTATTGTTTACAATTTCAAAGGAAGTTGTAGATAGAGATGGTGATATTCTTAGGGCAAGTGGAGTGGATTTTAAGAACTATATGAAGAATCCAGTCTTTTGCTCATTCCACAATACAAGAGAATTTCCACTCGGTAAGGTAACAAAGTTCTGGGTTGAAGAAAGCGAAAAATCAGTTAAGGCGATTGTTTACTTCCCGACTATTGAAGAACTTTCCACAAATCCAGAGCAGGCAAGCGAAAAGGCTAAACTGGTTGATTTTACGTACCATTGTTATAAAACGGGATTACTCAATGCAGTAAGTGTTGGTTTCATTCCTCTTGAATGGACAGAAACAAAAAACGGATATGACATTACAAAATGGGAATTACTGGAATTCAGTGCGGTAGCAGTACCAGCAAATCAAGACGCAATAGCAGAGGCGGTAAAATCATTCGGACTTGATAATTCAGTAGTCAAGGATTTCTTGACAACTGAAAAATCGGGCAGAAAGATTTCAGCCGAAACAAGGGCAGTACTTGATAATATCAAGGTTTGTTCTGATGAACTTGATGAATGCAGAAACGCACTTGAAAAATGCGGAAAGAAATTAAAGGAACTGTTAAAGGAACTTGATGATGTACCTGCTCCAGATGATAATCCAGATGATAATCCAGATGAGCCAGACGATGACAAGTCATTCAATCTTGAAGAAATTAAAAACGAGTTTGATTTAGGTTTGCTTTAATTTGGCGGTGGCTTTTCATATATAATCTCTTTCAAAAAAAAACTCCTTTTTTTCCTACTGTTGGAAGCAATTTTGACAGTAGGTTTTTTTTGTGCTATGTTAGTGAGCATAAGGAGTTTTTCAATTATGAAAAAGAAAACTTATAATCTGATTGTTGGAATTGTTGGCGGTGTATCTACAATCGCAGTTGCACTTGTAACATTCTTCAATCCTACTTATGCAGTAGCAATCAATGCATCAATCGGAATTGCATCAACTGCAACAGTCGAGATTTGCAATCAGTTCGTAAAGGACGAGTAAGCAAATTAAAAAATGCGCCCTTGAAAAATCGAGGGTGCTTTATTCTGTAAAGTATCAATCTGAAAAGTATTCAGAGTGAGGAAATAAAACTGCGAAAGTATCGCAAAATAAAAATCAAAAACAATTTTATTCAAAGGAGAATTTGAATTATGGAAATGAAAGAACTTGAACGCATTATCGATGAACGTTCAAAAGCACAGTCAAAGGCAGTAGCCGATGAACTTAAAAAGGAACTTGGTAACGGAGTAACACAGGCACAGATTGATGAGGCAGTTGCAAAGGCAGTTGCAGAAATCAACGCAAAGGCTGAAAAGGAAAAGACTGAAAACGTTAAGTATCTTGAGGCTTTCAAAGATGCAGTTACTTCAAAGGGTGAAAACTTCGTAAAGGAAACACCAGTAACAATCGTAAATCAGATGATTGCATCAGCAACTTCTGCAATGGGCGCAAAGGGTGCACACAATGTAACACAAGTATCTACAGAAGATATTCTTGCACAGGCAAAGAAAGATTTCCCTTATTCAAAAGGGCTGCACAAGGTTCTTGAAAACAAAAAGACACTTGAGGCAGGAACACCATCAGCAGGTGGCTTTACAGTACCTCTTGCATTCAGCGGTGAATACATCGATGCACTTGTAGCAAAGACACTGATTGATAAACTGAATATCAGACGTGTGCCACTTGTTCATGGAAATCTTTCTATCCCACGTATGGACAGTACATCAGCAGTATCTTGGGTAGGTGAAACTTCACAGGGCGGAAAAACTCAGCCTACATTCGGCGAAGTAAATATGCGTGCAAAGAAACTGAAAGCAATTACTGCAATCTCAAATACTCTGCTTAACGAAAGCGGTGTAAATCTTGAGGGCTGGATTTCAGAAGATTTGATGCGCAAAACTCGTATCGCTCTTGATAATGCTATGCTTAACGGAACTGGTTCACAGTATCAGCCACTCGGTCTGAAAAACAACTCTGGAATTCAGTCAACTGGTTCAAGCACAACTGCACTCGCACTTACTACCCCTAATGATATGGTTGCACTTCTTGAGCAGGCAAATGTTAACCTTGAAAACGTTCACTGGTTACTCAATCCTATCGGTGAAAGTTGGTTGAGAAATAAAGCCTTTACATCTGGTCCATTCGCTTGGTCTGATGAAATGGCACGCACTGGCAAACTTCGTGGATTTGATTTCCATTCAAGTTCAACAGTTGCATTCACACCAAAGGCAGGCAACGTAGAGGCATACGCTGATTTCTGGCTCGGTGATTTCGCAGAAATGATGTTTGGTGTAGCAAGAGATATTACTATTGAAATTTCACGTGAAGGCTCATTCACTGATAACGGAGCAACAATCTCTGCATTTGACCAGGACCTTACACTTATCCGCCTTATCACTGAATGTGATTTTGCTTGTCGTCAGCCTAAGGCATTTGTACACGGAATTTTTGCAGAACAGTGATAACTTAAAATCGGTGAGGGAGTTTATCCCTTGCCGATTAATTTTAGAGGAGAATAAAAAATGACACGTTCAAAACTTTTAGAACAGATTGAAATTGTTGAAGATGCCACAACTGCTTTTGCAAAGGGTGGCGCAGAAAGTATTGTAGTAAAAGCAGACGGAGCAGGAAAACTTCAGACTTGTGATACCAGCGCTGGTGATTATGAAGATTTCGCATCTCTTGCAGACGGAGTAAACAACATTGTACTTGCAGGCGCAAAGGCTTATCTCAAGGTAATCACTTCTACAAGCGCAGTTGCCGTTCTTGGTGATTACGGAGTAGACCCACAGTAATTTATTTACTTGTAAGAGGAATTGAAAATGTCGATGCTATGTAAATTGTCAGATGTTAAAATCTTGCTTGGAATTAATTCAGAAGAAACAAGCCTTGATGATAAACTCACTTTATTCATTCAGCAGGCCAGTTCATATATCGAGGGATATATTGGTTATTCACTTGCAAGAAAAGAATATGTTGATGAGTTGCATAGCGTCAATACTCGACAGTTGTTGCAGTTAAATCACTTCCCTATTCAGCAGGTATTCGAAGTAAAAGCAAACGGGGTAGAAGTTACAGATTACAAAGTGCTACCAGAGTATGCACGCTGGGGCAGTCTGTATCGTGGTTACGGGTGGAATGGAAATGTTTTCACACGTGGATTTACTCACGATGTTGTAAGTGGTGCATGGGAGATTGTCGTAAATTATACCGCAGGTTATTACTTGCCGAATGATGAAAATTATCAAGAGGGAGCAGAAGGAAGTTTGCCAGCTGATATTGTTTCTGTCTGTCTTGATTTGGTTGTAATGAAATACAACTTTGATAAACTCGGAGCAGTCGGAATTAAATCACATTCAGAGGGACATATTTCAGAAAGTTATTCCGATGAAAGTACTGCAATCGGTTTGAGTGAAAGTGCAAAAAAACTTCTTGATAAATATTGTTATTACGGAGTGGCTTAAATGGTTTGTTTCAATAATGCGATGATTACAGTTTATGCAGAAACTACAACGGAAAATGCAGAGGGCGATTACATCGCATCTTATGAGCCGATTGAAACAATAACTGGAGATGTTCAGCCACACACTTTAACACAAGATGAAATTAAGGCTTATGGAATAAGTGAAAGTAAAGGGAACGTGAGATTATTCCTGTACAATGGATTTCACGAAAATATAAAAGTCGGAAACAGAGCAAGCGTTGTTTCTGATTTTACAAAAATGACTGAATGGTTTTCTATTCAGCCAGTGAACGCTTGGAGCAGACACGGAGAGTGTCTTTTAATTCCGATTGAAAATGAATAAGAATGATGTAAGAAAGCAGGTAGCAGAAATACAGATGCAGACTTTCAAAATGCTGGACGAAATGGAAGAAAACGAGGCAAAATTTTTGACACAAAGTTTGGGCAAAATTGAACAAACTGCAAAGCATCTTATGAGGGACACTGCAACAAATCCGCAAGTAAGTTACGGGAAAAGAGAGCATCACCCTTCCTTACCTTACAATGCACCTGCACCAGATTCTGGAACTTTATTACAGAGCATCACTCATTCAATCGAGAAAAAAGAAAACGGAAAATATAAGGGTGAAGTCGGTAGCATTTTACAAAATCCAGACTATCCTAGATATTTGGAATATGGCACAAGTAAGATGAAACCTAGGCCTTGGCTTTCAACCGCAGTAATGAAATGTCAAGATTGGATTAGTCAGTTGTTCAAGGAGTTGTTAGGTAAATGAACTTAAAGAAATATTATAAAGATTTACTTTCTGATAATTCCTTGATTGAAATATTGGGAAGTCAAAATAAAATTGTTTCAGCGTATCCGCAGGAAGTTAAAACATTTCCTCTTGTAGTATACGAGGATAGTAATTCAAGAGATATAGAATTTTCTGACAACTTCCCGAAAGGAACAAGCGCAAGTGTAAGAGTTCATATTTTTACAAAAACACTAGCAGATTATCCGACTACTACAGAGATTGCAGAAATCGTGAAAAGTATTTTTAGAAATGATTTCTGGACAAATACGCTTAATCAAGAAACAAGTGATGTACAAGACAATGTGCGTCATAGGATATTAGATTTTACAAAAGAGTTTTATTCGTTGTAAAATAAACTAACTTTAATTATAGGAGTAAATAAAATGGCAGGTTCAGCAGAAAATCCAAAGATTGGTTTAAGTAATGTTGTAATCGCAGAATTGATTTCTGATGACGGAGTAAATCCTCCAGTATACGGAAATGCAATTCCGCTTGTTGGTGCAGTACAGGCAAGCGTAAATCCAAACAGTTCTGTAGAAACTGATTATGCAGACAACGTGGCATTCTTCGTAACTGGTAACAGAGCAAATACGGAAATGTCGCTTGAAATGACAAACGTAGCACCAGCGACACTTGCAAAGATGCTCGGACAGGAACGGGCAAACGGGGTAACACTTGAAAAACCTCTTGACCAAGCACCATATTTCGCACTTGGTTTTAAAGTCTGGATTGGTGGAACTGATGCAAACGGAAACAAGATTTTTGAATTGTTCTGGTATGCAAAGGGTAAATTCTCAGTTCCAGAAAGTGGCGGTACTACAAAGCAGGATAGCATCGACTTCCAGCACGTATCACTGACTGCACAGTTTGTACCTACACTCTACAAGCCAGACGGAAACAGTGGTGTAATTTGTGCACACGCAAGAACAGACATCGATACACCAACTGCAATAGTAAATAACTGGTTCAATGCGCCAGTTATTTCTACAAATCTTGACAGTGGAGCAGTAACAGTTGCAATCGAAAGTTCTGATGCAAACACAATCACAATTACTGGAAGTAAAGCAGGCGATGGAGATTGTGAATTCGCAGAGGCAACAGTAAACGCTGACAACATTGTTATTATTTCTGGTGGTTCAGTTGTTGCAGGTGCATTTACAGTAAATGAAAATGTAATTACATTCGTTTCTGCAAGTGCTATGAGTGGAACAGTTTATGTTTCAGTTTCAAATTCTGTTAAGGACGTGAATGGGGTAGGTGTAACACCTGCAATCGAAGAACTGACAATCTGATTTAAGAAACTGAGTTTGTAAAAATAAGCGTTATAGGGTAAACTGTAGAAGTTATCTTATAACGCTATTTTTTTTATAAGGAGTTTTAGAAAATGGCAGATGAAAAGTCAGAGCTTGAAAAGGTAGAAGTGGTAAGACCTAAACTTTCAATCGGTGGCCGTCAGAGAGAAATCAGATTTAATTTTTCAGCATGGGCAGAGATTGAAAAGAAGTATGGCTCAATCAAGAACTTTGCACAGATTGAAAAAGACGTGCAACAGAAACCTTTTGAAACAATTCCAGAATTAATCTACATCGGACTTGTAGACAAGGAAGGAGTAACAAAAGAAAACTGTCTTGATGATTATTCAATGGCAGATATGGAAGAAGTCGCAAAGGTTCTACAGGTCGCACTGTATGGCTCACTTCCTAAAGATGAAAGTAAAAAAAAATAACTGATGAGCAGTCAGCAGGTGGATTCCCTTGGGTTTACCTGTTGACTTGTGTTATTACAGAATTAGGAAAAGATGAAGATTGGTTTTGGAATACAGAGCCGAAATTGGTAATTAATTTAATAAACGAAAAAAAAAGAATTGACAGAGAGAAAATGAAAGCACAATCCGCCTATATTGCCTGTTGTGTATGGGGCAAAGATATGGATAAGTTAGACGGGACAGAGAAAGAAAAAGAAGTATTAGGAATTGACAAGCCAGTAGACCCTCAAATGTTAAAAGGCTTTTATTGATAAAGGAGAAAATTAAAAATGGCAGATTATAGCATCAGTTATGAACTTGAAGTAATTTCAAAGAACTTTGAAAAACAGTTAAAAGGTGCGATGAAAACTTTAGACGATTTCGCAAAGAAAGCCGATGAAGTAAATCAATCTGCATCAAAAAAAATAGATGATAAACCGATTTCCAATTTTGGAGATAAAGTATCAAGTTTAGGCGCAAAGATTTCAAATGGAGTTAAAGGCTGGGGCTTAAACTTTGACCAGTTCTATAATAAAGGTTCTGGCATCTTTAAAAACTTTGGAATTGATATTGATAAGTTTGCCAGCAAGTTTGGAGTGAGCGGTAAATTGATGACCGCTATTGTCGCTTGTATTTCAATGCTTGTGAAACTCGGTAAACAGATGGATGAGGCATCATCAGAAATTGCAAAAGGAACAGGTGCAATCGGTGAGAACTTAACTCAATTACAATTCACCGCAGAAAATGCGATGGTAAACGGAGTGGGTAGAAGTGCAAAAGAAGTCGGCAAAATGGTTGCAGACTTGAACACTTATTTTGATGTGCAGGGAGAAGACCTTGAATATCTCACAGACCAATTTGACGCTTATGCGAAAGTAACAGGGCAGGACACTTCAACTGCGATAAAGGGTGTTTCTGATTTAATGCATAAATGGAATATTGACACAGAAGATGCTCCAAAAGTTTTAGACCAGTTAACAAAAGCTGGACAGATGTCTGGAATAAGTGTTGCAGAATTGACGAGTGAACTTTCACAAAATCAGACAACACTTTCAGAATTGGGATACAACACAACTCAGTCAATCGCCCTTTTAAGTTCATTCAGTAAAGAGGGAATTAATTCAAGTAACGTTCTTACTGGAATGAAAACTGCAATGGCAAACTTTGCGCAGGCTGGATTGAATGGAAGGGAAGAACTTGCAAAAGTTGTAACACAGATACAAGAGGCATCTACATCAACAGAGGCACTGTCAATCGCAACAGAAACCTTTGGCGCACGTAATGGAGCGGAAATTGTAAAGGCATTCAGAGAGGGCGGAACTTATGCGCAGGAATATGCAGAGGCACTCACTCAAGCAGGGCTTGCTCTTGAACAGACAGAAGAGGCATCAAGAACAAGTAAAGATGCTATGAATGAATTGAAATCCTCACTTACTGGAACATTCGCAGAATTTGGACAGGGCTTTACTGAATTGTTCAAGGGAATACTTGACGCAATTTCTAACTTTGTAAGAATGATACAACCGATAATTCAACCGATTGGAAATATATTCAAAACTGTTTTTCAGTTTATCGGAAATGTTATCAGTTGGTTCACTGCTCAAGTTAAAGATTATATGACGCAGAATAATCAAACATTCCTTTTAATTTCAAGCGTACTCAAGGGAGTGGCAGATTTCTTTAGAAAAGCATTCGACAATATGTTTGGAATTTTCAAAAATGTATTCGGTGCTATTTTTTCAATTTTGAAAGGCGATTGGAAATCTGCGTGGATTAATGTGAAATTAATTGCAATGCGTGTAGCAAAAGCAGTCCTTGATGTTATCTCACAAGTTGCAAATGGTGTAGTATTTTTAATTAACAAATTTATTCAAGGCATTAATAAAATAAAAGAAAATTGGAATAAGGTTGCAGAGTTCTTTGGTTGGAACACACTTGATATGTCAAGTGAACTCATATCAAAAGATTTGGCAGAAGATACGGGCTTGAATGCTTTAATCGATAAGGCAGAAAAAGAACTGTCAGCAATTAAGGGACAAAAGGAAGAAATCGGGGAACTTGGTTCAGTACCTCTTGCAGACCTTGACGCTCAACAGAAACAAATTGAACAGACTGCGGATTTGCAGGTCAGTGCTTTTAATGGAGCACAAGAACAGATTTATACCGACAGTACAACGTGGCAAACAAAAAGACTTCAGCAACAGTTGAAACAGATTGATGAAGAAAAGAAACTTGCCATTAAGTCAGCACAGGAAAAAGGAGCAACTCAAGAAGAACTCAATGCGATTGTACAAGAGTACGCAGATAAACAGATTGCAATTTATGATGAGATACAGAAAATACAAATTGCTCATGATGAGGAAAGTGTAGCGAAGTATGCAAACGCAGAAGAAGAAAAAACACGCATCACAGAATATTATGCAACAGAAAGAGAAAATTATCTCAAGGAAATAAATGCAGAAGTAACTGCAAATGTAAAAGAAGAAAGCGAGGAACAGACAGAGGAAGTTGTTTCAGCGTGGGATAAAATTGCAGGTAAATTATCAACTGTCTTTACAAAAGTTGGAAGTGCAATTAAAACCGCATTTAGTAAAATTACAAAGTTTGTAAAATCTGCTTGGAGCAAATTATTCTCATTCATGCAGTTAGATACTGATGATGTTCTGGATAATGTTCTTGAATTTGCAGATACAATTTTAACGTTCTTTACAGAAACCTTGCCAAAACTTCCTTCACTTGTAGACAGTATCACTCAAACAATTATGGTGCTTGTAGAAACTTTAACTCAGCCAAATGTTTTAAAATCAATAATTGAAATTGTAAGTAAAATTATAATTACAGTTATCAAGGCAATAACTCAAAATATCGGTGTATTCTTAAAGGCAATCGGGGAATTAATCGGTGCAATTCTTTCTGCAATCGGACAGGCATTCAGTGAAGTTGACTGGCTTGAAGTTTTAGCAAATATGATTACTGGATTGTTTGACGCTATCGTTGCAATCGGTAAAGGATTGTGGGATGGAATAACTTCAATCTTTACAAAGTTAGGGGAATGGATTTCAAGTTGGTGGAATAATATCTGGAAAACAGTTGGAGGTTGGTTCTCAAATATTGGAAACAATATTGGTAATTGGTGGAAAGGATTATGGGGTTATGCAACGGGAACGAATAATGCAACAAGTGGTTTGCATTTAGTCGGAGAAGCTGGTCCAGAATTAATTGACTTTAGGGGCGGAGAAAGAGTTTACAACGCAAGCAACACTGAAAAGATTTTGAGTAATGCAGGAAGTGGCGGAAACTCATTCAACGTAACCTTTAACAACATGCAGGACACAACGGCTTATGCTATGATGAAACAGTTGAAACAGTATCAGACTCAGTTAGCAATCAATGGAGTTCTGTAATATAAGGAGAAAAGAAAATGCAGAAATTAGTTTTTGAAAATTCAAATGGTGTAACAGTTGATTTAACAGACTTTGAAAAATACGGAATTACTGATTGGAGTGGACTTTCAGAATGTTCAATGGATATTCAAAGTCAGCAAGTCCCATTTAATGACGGCTCTGTTTTTCTTGACGCTTTATTGCAGGATAGAACTTTGAGTTTTACTGTTGCAGTAAATGATGGTGGAGATTTACAGAAACGTTATGAACTCAAAAGAGAATTGATTTCAATACTCAATCCAAAATTAGGAGAAGGTTATTTATATTATACCAATGACTTTTTAAGTCGGAAAATAAAATGTATTCCAGAAGTGCCAACTTTCCCTACAAAGAATATGGACAACGCAGGAAGTTTGAAAGCGTCAATTTCTTTTACTGCCTGCAATCCTTATTGGGAAGATGAAGAAAAAAATAATGTAACTTTCATAAACGGGCAAACAACAATTATTGAAAATAAAGGAGATGCCCCAACAAATCTTGATTTAGATATTATTGGATTTAATTATACAAATCCAAAATTGTTTAATTTCACAAATGGAAATAAACTTGAAATAAATGGAACTTTTGAAAATCCAATGAAAGTATCAACTCAATTTGGAAATAAAAAAGCCGTGGTTGAAGAATTACAATTCAAATGGCAGGGAGTAGGACATTTTAACGGATTTTCAGATGGAGAAGATTTTGCAATTTTAATGGGCTATCCTAATGTAAAACTTTTCAAAGATTTAACGTTAGAAAATTCTATTAAAGGAACTTTCGTTGCTATAGCCTATAATCCTCAAGAAGATATATATTGCGCTATAACATCAGATAAAATTTATTTATCAAATGATTTGATAAATTGGAATACTATAGATTATGAAATTCCTTCTGGTGCCTTAATGCGCAATGTTCGATATGTAGATGGATACAACTTTGTTATAGTCGGTTCTGATATGTCTCCTATAAGAAGTCATGATGGAGAAACATGGAGAAAAATAGATACGTCTAGTGATGATTATGATTTTACAGATGTAATATCTACTCATGGGACTACAACAAGTCAAAATGCCTATACATTTTATTTTGGGGGTTCTTCCAATTTACATTATTGCTGGCAATTCGGAACATTGACAGATGCAGAAATAAAGGTAAGTAAAGCATTATTTTGTAAAAAATGGGAAACTGTTTATTTTAAAACAACTCAAGATATGTATACTTTAAATTTAAAATCATTTTTTGAATTTACAATAAACACTTCAATTCCCTCTGGTTCAATAATGAGTTATTCACAAGATAACGGAATTCTTCTTATCTATGATAGAGGAAATAGTTATATGAATTATTCTATTGATGGAGAATATTTTTCACAAAAAGATTTATCACAAGTACTTAAACCTCTTACAGTAACGGATATTTTTTATTCTGTAAAAATAAAAAAATTTATTGCAGTAGGTGGAACAGTTACTACATCGGAAACTTTTATAAGTTCTAATGGGCTTAATTGGAGAACCTTATTTAATTTGTATAAACAAACATATTTAGACATAGGTCAGAATTATATCATCGGAAAAAAATATTTTTGCATTTATGGAAAATATTTATATTGTAAAAATGAAAACGGGGAATGGGAGGTAATTTTTGAAAATACAGTTAATGCAAAAAACTTGAAATGTATCACTTATTCAGAAGAATTAAATTTATACTTAATTCTTACAGAAGGAGGATTTTTTACATCATCAAATTTAAGTGATTTTAGTTATACAGCTTATATAGGAGGTGTACTGACTGACGAAAAATCTTATTGTGAATGGTTTGATGGGCTGCATAAATTTATAATTGTAAGATGGGGTTATTGTATTGAGAGTTCAAATGGAGTAGATTGGATTTATCACAATTTCACTGGAGAAACATCTCTTCCTTCTAAATTTGCAATTAAATGTAAATATTCAGAAAAACAAAATAGAATAGTTATACTTTGTTTGGATGGGACAATTTATGAAAGTGATGATATTTTTGAAAATTGGACATCATATACAGGTCTTGTGAGAACAGGTGTTATTGCAACGGATTTATTATTTTGTGAAGAGCAGGAAACTTTTATAGCTACTAGTGGAGCAGGAAGAAGAGCATTATCATCAAATAAAAATAAGTGGGATAGGGGATTTGTAGATTCATCAATTTTCTTTGCAGGAGTAGTATATTCAAAAAAATATAAAAAATATTTTTATTTTGACAGTGCGAATGGAAAAATTTATATTAATGAAAACAGATATTCAATAAAGGAAATACAAGAAACAAATGATATTTTTGAAAATGGATTATATGATGAAAATACGCAAAACGTTGTTATACAAGGAACTTCAATTTGGATTGATGAAATTTCAGATATTGAAAATATAATTTCTAAAATAACAACTGATAGCAATATGGATTTCAGACTTGAAATAGGGAAAAATGAAATATTATTTATTGAAGATGATGGCAGTGATGGGGAACTTAATTTATCTTATCGTGAAAAATATATAGGAGTGTAAAAATGAGTTACAAAGAAAAACCGCAGTTGAAATTATTTCAGTTTACTAACAACGCTTTTCAACTGATTGCAATAATTGATGACTATCAGTCCTGCTCTTTTGAACGTAATATGTATGAGGCAGGACAATTCACAATCACAATCAATCTCAACATTCCTAATGCAGTAAAATTCGAGAGAGGATTATTTGTTCAGTTTGATAAAGATGGTTATGACTTCGGAGAAATAATCAATATTTCAGACGCACTCGGAGAAGGTGGAAAGGGTTCACAGACAAGACAGATAACAGGTTATGACGCTCGTTATATTTTCCATAAAAGAATTATCAGAGCATTTAACACTTCGGCAGATTGGGAAATGACAGGTAAGGGTGAAATTGTAATGCGTAATCTTATCGCAGACCAATGCGGAGTAAACGCAGAAACAAAAAGACAGTTACCAATTATCAATACAATTCCAGAAACTGAAAATGCAATCGGCACTACTTATGCCTGCGCTGAAAGTTATAGCAACCTTTATGAAATACTTACCACTATTGCAACTCAAACGGGTTGCGGGTGGAGATTGAAACTTACAGATGGGGAATTAAATCTTGAGTTTTATGAAGGTGAAGATTTATCAAGCATTGTGAAATTCTCAAGTGAGTTTGAAAGCATCAGAGACGGAAATGTTTCAGACAGTTCAGACAGTTACGCAAATACAATTTATGTCGGTGGAAAAGGTTCTGGAGAAGATAGAGATGTATATGAAGGTGAGTTGCAGGACTCAGACGGAAACACTCCTACAGGCTTAAATAGATATGAGGCTTGGGACGATGAAAGCGATTTAACAACTGAAAGCGAGTATATGGCTCAAGCAGAAAGTATGCTCAAGCAATACGGGGAAACTGTCGATGTATCTGCAAACGGACTTGCAAAATCTCCATACGAGTATAAAGAGAATTACAATGTTGGTGATATTATTGAAGTTGAAATAAACGGAATAAGCGCAAATGTTCGTATCCTTGCAGTAACAGAAAATTGGAGCAAAGGCAGTTACGGGCTTGACTTCACAATCGGTAAACCTCTAAATACTTTGGGAAAGCAATTAAACTTAATGCTCACCCAGATAAGGAAGGCAAGCAATCAGACAAGTTCAACCGATAGCGTAATGTGGTACACAATTCCGACTGATACAGAAATGGCAAAAGCAGATGTAACCTATGATACAATCGGATTCAAGGGTGAGTGTGCAAGTGCTGGCTCAACTTTTAAATTATATCTTGATGATGAAAAGACAGGTGCAAAAACTTACCACGTCTATTTGAAACAGTTAGGAGGCGGAACACTTACACTTACAACGGGAAGAAACGGAGCAACAGATTTAGTTCTTGCTAGTGGTACTTATGTTCTGATTATTTACGTTGATGAAAATGGAAATATCTCAAGCACAACTTCAAGTCACGCAAGTACAAGTGAAAGTGCGGTAACTGCTGGAACTGCATCCACAACTACAACGGAAAGTGCAGAAACAGAAACGGGAAGTAATGAAGTTGCAATCAATATAGACGGATTTACTGCAGATGATTTTGTTGCAGGAAAAACAATCAAAATATTAGTCCCACAACTTGATAAGGGTTCACCAACTTTGAACATCAACGGATTAGGTGCAAAACCTATTAAGGCAGTAAGAGATGGACAGTTAATTAATATTATTGCTCATCAAGGATTCTGGAGTGGAGCAACTCGTTCAAGCGATAATACTAAAAGAGTTGCTAGAGTATGGGATAATAATACAACTTTAGAACTTATCTATGATGGCACAAATTGGGTTACAGTTGGAAATCCTTTACTTAATTCTTATTATTCAACTACAGTAAATTATAGAGTTTACGCAGATGGATATATGGAGCAATGGGGAAAACATGATAGTGGAAGTGAATCAAGGTCTATAGATTATAATGAAATCTTTCCTATACAATTCAAAAATAATAATACTTTTACAATTAATGTTAGTTCGCAATCAACTAAAACAAATGATGCCTTATCTATGTGCTATGGGGTTAGAGATATTCAAAGTTATGGGATTAGATACCACACATACGGATTAAATAGTGGCGATACTGCAAGATATGGTTTGTGGCAGGTAAATGGTTATTAATTTGACAAGATGGCTGAAATGGGAAACTCTAGGAATTTAAGTTTTTATTTTCTTTCTCTAATTATTCTATCTCTAATTCTCCGTTTGCGTAGACAGAATAACTCTTAAAGCAAGTAGCGAAAGTTTGCAGAAAGAGAAATAATGTTTTATATTGAAGTAGAAAAAACGGAAATAAGGATGCAGAAAAAATGGGCTTGAGTGGATACATTACTTTAGGAATTTCAATATCTGGATTTATAGGTGGAATTATTATGACAGTTGCAAAATTATCTGTAAGGTTTGGAAAAATCGAAGAGAGATTAACCGCTGATGAATTACGGGATAAAGAAGAACGTGATAAAGCATCGGTGAAGTTTTCTGAACTTTACACAAGAGTAGCAACAAATGAAAGCGATGTAAAAGAACTAAATGCAAAAGTTGACAGTCTGAATGTAACGTGCGTTCGGATTGAAAATAAATTAGATAAACTAATCGAGAGGTTATAAAAAAATGGGATTAATTAATTTTCACCCGCAGAGTGATGCGCTGGAACTGGCAGAAGTTTTCACAAATCCAAAGCTGAAAGCGATTGCAAATTATGGGTGTTGTGCTTTTGTCGCACTTCACATTATGGGAATTAACGGACTTGTAACAAATCTTAAAATCATCGGAAACGAAATCGGGAAAGGTCTTGATGATGAATGTACTGTATTGTGGTACAAGTTTTTTGAAAACGTTTCTGGTAAAAAAATCAAAGTTGAATACAGAGATATAAAATCATTGCAGGAACTTAAAGACGTGGACCAGTGCGCAGTCAGATTTGACTACAACGGAAAATCGCACTGGGTTTATGTTTCAAGAGGTGAAGTAACATACAATCCTTTGAAGTATTCTTTATGCGTGGATAAAGGTCGCCCAGCAACTGCAAGAATAATTACATTTCTTTAATCAAGGAGCAAAATAAATGAAAGCAAAAATCGTATCACTTATTGTAAAAATTGTTTCAGTAGTTTTTATGGTAGTTTGTTCTGTCTTAAAATGGACTGGAAAATTCAGTGCAGAAAATATTACGATTGGAGAAATCTGCGCAATCGGTGGAGTAATCGGGGCAGTGTTTGGAGATATTTCAATCAACACCGCAATCGACAAGTTTGTGAAAAAAGATAACGATAACTCAATAAAAGATTGTGAAGTGGAGAAATAAAAAATGACTGCATCAACATTCTTTTTAATTGCAAATATTGTTTTATTTTTTTCTTTACTGATTGTTTTCTTTTTTGTGTTCAGAGAAAAACACGTTGAAAAAAAAGTGCAGGAAGAAACAGACAAAATAAAAAAAGAGGAGCAGAAAAAAAATGAACTTAAAGAAGAAATTAATGGTGGCAATCATCACGATAATATTTCCAATACTCTTGATATGTTGCGCAACAATTCCAAAAAATGAAACTGAATATAAATTCCCAGACATTGAAGAGGTGGAAAGAATTGATGATGGGAAAAATATTACAGTGAAAAATAAAGATGGGGAAACTGTCTTTTATTATGATGCAGAAAAAGATACAGTAACAGTCCCCTATTGGTACTGGATAAAAATTATTAATTATGCAATAAATACTGGTGGACTAAAAAGTTAAAATCTGATACATTGTAAGCGTGAGCTAAAATCCCTTTGAAGTCGAAAGACGGAGAGGGGATTTTTTTTATTTAGACTGTAGAAATAAAAATCATTTTGCATTATATTTATTTCTGTTAGTAAATAAACTCTCTCTCCAACTGACTGCCTGTGAATTAATTTTTGCGGGCAGTTTCTTTTTTAGTTGAGAAATAAAAGTGGATGTGTTAAAATCACTTTATCCATTTGTGTTAGTACCTCCTAAAACATCTTGTTAGTTTCCTGCAGGTTGGCGACTGTAGGAAACTTTTTTTTTATTTTTTTTTAATTTCACAGTTGAAAAGAAAACTCTTATGTATTAGAATAAAAGCGTCAAGATTATGGACATAAGATAAACTCTCTCTTCCGAGTGTTCGCAGTAAAATGTGGGCACTCATTTTTTTTTGTTTCCAGCAGGTTAAAACCATGATAAAAACAGGATTAAAACGTGGTAAAAACTGCATTAGGAAATAGTGAATTATGGTATACCAACTTTTGAACAGTAAAAAAATGCATCTGAAAAAATGAAAATCACTTTATGAATTAAGAAAATTCTTTAATACATATTATAGAAGAAACTTGAAAAAATGACATAAAAACCACTATACAAAACTACTATACGTTGGTATACCCAGATTAGATTAGTATAGATTAGTATAGTTTAAATATAAGCAAAAAGTCTGGTATACCAGAAAATCCTTAAAATTGTCGGCTAAAGCCGAGTGTTTTCAAAAAGTACAATTTTCACTTTGAAAAATAAAATTAAAATCCACTCAGACGAACGAGAAAGCCCTTTATAGCGAACTTTTGACAAAAAACATAAAAGTATATGGATTGAGTTAAAAAAGCCCCGTAAAAGCCCGTTATTGAGGTCTGAATATTTTTTTAT